GCGCGTCCCAAGAAGCCTAACTTCATGGTATCAAACCATTCATCCCAATCAATGCCCTCGATCTCTTCGTAAACCTTCTTACGTTGATCCGGCGTCAATTTGCCGTCGAATTCGTCGATCATTCGTTTCATCTGCATTTCTGCAAACGTCTTCGAGTTGATCTGCAAATCCTTAAACAAGGTGCTTAGTTGGCTGAGTGCATCTGTAAGGTTTGTGATTTGGTAGTGATCTTTGTACTTGACTGACCCTTTCCATTCCTTACCCATAAACTCGAAGGTTAGTGCCATCAATCGCATTTCCATCTGCTCCAATGTTTCGGCGCGAGTTGCGATTTTAGGCACGGTGGTCTGGAAAGATACGGCCTTAGAAAATCCACTGGACTTACCACCGTTGAACAAATCGTTCTGCGTGTCCTGTGCGGCGATTTTGTACATCGCCATAATGTTAGATGTACGCTCGTCTTGCAAGAACTTAGCAGGTTGAGTTGGTGGTGTAATGTATGCTGGTGCTTTTGTGCCCGTAGCATATTTGAGCATATTAGCAGTGCTGATTTCACCCTGCATCTGCTCTATCTCTGGTACGCTAGGGTCACTCTCCATAGCCAGAATGTTGAAACACTGGCGATAGAGGAATTCCTGTAACAGAGATGTGAGATTCATTACCTCTCGACCGATCCAAGCCAGATCGTTGAGGAATGACATACCCATAAACTTGTCGGTCTTTCCGCGTTTGTAGCGGGCCACCAAGAAGGGTATTTTACCAATCTTGTTCCCCATCACTCCACCGCTAGAAAGTAGAACCGGTTCGTCAGGGTTGGTCACGTCGATTTCTGAAATTTTTATCTCAGACTGTGACCATTCACTGTAGCGCTCCACTAATTGCTTTCCCATTCCCGCACCGATGCGAGTTTGGTACTCTACTCTTTTCAGGTAGATAAAATTGTCAAACGAATCATGCGCCCAATCCAGAACTTCCGTCGGCTTCACCAGAACCCAGTAGGGACTAATACCCTGCTCTTCCTGCTGTGCCTTTGTCATGTTCTCTGATGGTTGTGCGGGCGCGTCCACAAGCACGTAAGACATACCAAAAATCTGCATATCATCACACACCTGTGTCATGAATGTGGTAATGTCTTCACCCTTCTTATTCACATTCCCAACGAACGCGTTGTAATCATCTCGCGCCCCATCATCATCAGCATCACGTTGAATTGTCTCTGTGAAAATGAATGTGGTAAAGAAATCCACAAGTGGATAGCAGTAGTTGTGGTAATACAGGCGTTTTGCTCGTTCATTGAAATCATCCGGGTGTTCACGCGGGTGACGGAAAATGTTTGATGGTGATGCGAAGTCTTTTCCGCCCTCATAGGCGGCAAGATAGAATTGCCATAGAGGAACATATTTCTGATATAAAGCACAAGCTCCACGGAGGCGTTCTATTTCGCGCTTGTCCTTATCGCCTTTGCCCTGCTCGACTCCTACACTTGGAGTCTTGACATTTGTGACACTGTAGGAAAGGACGATTCATTTCCGGTGTTCGTGCTTGAGCCGGGGTAGGTAAGAGTGCCTGTAGTGCCCATTGGAATGTCCGCCACCCTATACCTCCTCTGCCTGAAATGTCAGGCGGTAATCTGCTGTCTTAATACCTTTGCTTGAATTGCAGGGTTTGCATAATGGTTGGATATTATCTATCGTACCCGCGCGTTTCGTGGCTTTATATCTATCCGGGTTAGCTAATCTCCATCTGCGCATTCTTTCAGTAGGGGATTCCTTCTTGATTAAAGTACTCAAGCACGTCGTTGAGGCTTCTGGTACTGTTATCATTAATCCATTTTGCATGATTGCGTGATTTCTTCTGCGCTTCGAGCATTAGGTCGTAGATCGGAGTCGGTTTAACTCCTGTTGGGATAAATCGAGAGCATCGTGTAGTGCTTGCGAAGACTCGCGCCAGCCATTCATCGCCGCCGATACAGTTCGCGGACATGTACATATTTTTGAAGAAGTCGTCCGTGAAGTGCCTTTTATAGATTCTTTCGCCTGCCCAGTGGTAATGAATAAATTTGGGGTCAATCCACACCTCCCCACCCATGCGCCATGCTTTAAGGTCGGTGTAAGTTTCCTCACCACCGTAACCAGCGAAACCCTCAAAGTAACCGCCTATTTTTTTCCAAAAACTATTACTTACAGCAAACCCACCATGGCCAGCACAAGCAATTCGGTACGGTTCATTTTGATCTTTAGGCTCTCGATATGGTTCAAGTGTCCAGAAGTCCCGCTTCAAACTTAATTTATAAGAGTAGTTTGTACCTTCACCTGCAAAGAACCTTGTGGTCGAGTGCAGGAAGTCGATGTGGTGTGCATCCATCACATCCACGCCGCGTCGGAAATACCCGGCTTGTGGCAAGCAGTGATTATCAAAGAAGAACAAGTAACGGCCGTTGGCGTTTTCAGTCACCATCTGTCGCGCGCTCGGCGGTGCCGTTGGCTGCACAACATGTAGGAACTCACCCATGTGTCCGGTCTTCTCCGTGAAGTGCTTGATGCGCTTCAAGTCATCACTTATCTTGTCTATTCCGTTTGCGCAGATACGGAACTCGTAAGATAGTCCGGTGCCTTCCAAATCCATGATACACGATTCGATGGTCATCCATAGACCCATCTCCGGGCCGCGATGCGCTATGATGATACTGATATCCACCGGATTTTTCACCGTCGGTG